AGCGATCCGCCTGTACCTCAACTGGCCGGGCCGCCCCAAGACCCTGACAAACCAAGATTACCTCTTCGGCACCCAGGGCGTCAAGGGAGAGGCCGTCCGTAACGGTCAGCCCAACTTCTGGAAGCGCGGCACCTCCCAGTGGCTGTCTGCCGTGGTGGAGCGTCATGTCTACGCCATTACGGGGGTTCACAGTGTCCGGACGCACGATCTCCGCCATGTGGGAGCCCGCCTGGACCTTAACAACGGCATGACCTTTGAGGAACTGCAAGCCAAGCTGGGCCACGCCAATTTTGGCACCACCCAGCGTTATTCGGGCAAACTGGTCCACCGCCGCCGCCGGCAATCGGCCCGCCTGGTCTATGACGAACGCGCCCGCCAGGCCACCCGCAACGCAGAAATACTTCGCACACAGTAAACCATCTGCAAAAAGGCTTCTACCTACCCGGTAGAAGCCTTTTTATGGAATAAGAAAATCCTCTCTTGGAAATAAAGGAGCAAAGTATCCCTTGATACAATTCGGATTACAGATACAAAGTTGAATATGCGTCCGCTCATGGAATGCGGACCCTTCATAGGGTGGCGGCCCTTCTGTAAATATGCCACGGACAGAATCAAACATACGAACGTTGTTCTGTCTATTGTAATCGTGAATCTGTTGGATCACTGCACAATCCAAGTCCCGCAAAAGAATGTCATCAGAGTCTTTTGACTTGCGGTTTTTGGG